TTACCATAAACCATAGATTCTATACCAGAATCATAAACACCATATGTCCCCATAGGTATTTTGTTACCATTATCATCTTCTGGTTGCCTATTTATTGTTAATCTAGGTAATCCTGTTGAAGATGATTGTCCTCCTTCTTGTCCTATCATTTCCATGATTTGAGAAGTGGATAATTTTTCAAAGCTAGTCACTTGTGTATCAGTCATAGATACCTCCTTATTGTTAATTGTGTATAGCATATTTTTTATAATTTGTCAAGGTAATTATTTTAAATATGTTACTTTTTTTGTTCTTTCTGTTTCCAGATTAAACGACTTACCAAACCATAATAAATAACTTTGATATTCCTCATTGTCACTTACATACAATTTTGTAGGTCTTCTATTATTATTTATAATAAATTCCCTAATTAAATCCTCAATGTGAGTAAATGTTAGGGCCTCTTCATCATTAACCCAGTCTTCAGTCTCTTCAAATAAATCTCCAATTACCATTGTTTTAAACATTATGTATCTCCATATCTGCTTTTGATGCACGTTTGTAAAAAAATTCTTTGTACTTTGGATGCTCACTCATAAACATACGAGAATAAAAAGGTTTGTAATTGTTGTTAATTTTATAGTCTTTATCTGTTGTCATTATATTAGTTTCCCAACGAATACGATTAATAATCATTTCAGAAGATAATTTTTTATGACCATTATTAATTGCTGTAAAAGTAAACTCTTTAAACAATTTATATATTTCTGGATTATCTGTATGAAATTTTTTAAACTTTGTATGATTAATATCTAGCATCTATTCCCTCATCTTTCACTTGAGCATAAGCATAAGATATATCATCTTTTGTTATACCAAATTTCTCCCCACGAACAAGGACTTTATTATCCTTGTTCATATTATAATTTTCTTCTTCTGTTTTATCTGGGTCTATTAAGTCTTGAACACCCATCATAAACCATTTCATTGCACCCATTATATCTCCTTAATCATTATGGTTGTGTAATGCATTTATACCTAAATTATGAATGCATTCTTTTTTAAATTCTTCAATGGCTTTTTCCATTTGTCTTCTATCACTCATTTCTGTTATGCGTAATAATTTATTTGTTACATAAAACAAACATACTCTGTTGTCTTCCATTATTTAATCCTTTCATCTATTATTCTGCCTAATACAAATACCATACCTGCAATAAGACATAATGTAATTAAAATTAATCCAAGTAAAATATTTGTTATCATACTTCCTCCATGTCTAACCAATCATAACCTATCTTAACATCATTGTCAAGAGGTACATTGAAATCAATATCATAATATTCTTTCATCATTGGTATTACTTTACCTGCTCCTTCTTTTACTAATTTAATTACTTCATCTTCTTCACTTGGATGAACATCTACAAGTACAGAATCATGTATAGTATTTATTAATAAACTTTTCATTTTATTTTGAACAAATAGTTTATCTATAGCAATACAAGTTAAAGGAACAATATCTGCTGTTGCAAAACCTTGAACAGGATAATTTTTTATCTGTGTTGCATTAGATGCAGCACCCCAAGGCATCCTCTTTGCATAGGGAAAAGAATACTCTCTTCCTGTTGGTAATGATATTATTTTATAATTAATAGCATCACTTTGCAATTTATCATGCCACTTTGCAATGTCTTTATACTTTACCAGAAACTCCTTATAATATTTTTTTTCTGCATCAGTACCAGACATTCCACCATATAAAGGTTTAAAGGTATGACCCTTTGCCTCTTGTCTGGAGACACCAATTACATCTGCTGTAAATTGATGAATGTCCACTTTATTTTGTATNTCTTTCATTCCCTGTTTATCTTGAGCAAGAAATACAGCAGTTCTAAATTCAAGTTGAGCAAAATCCATTTCAAGAATCTTACCATCTTTCCACCTAGATTGTACTACCTTACGAATAGGAAATGTTTTTCCTCTAGGTTGATTTTGAAAGTTAGGGTCTCTACTAGATAGCCTACCCGTTGCTGTAACACACTGCATAAACTTAGGATGAAGTTTACCATTACTACTACAATGATTTTTTATACCATCTACAAATGTATGTAGATAAGTTTCTAAAGCATTATACCTAGTTATAGCCTGTACAAAACTACTTAACTCTTCATTTTGTATTGAATTAAGTTTTTGTAAAGTTAACTTATCAGTTTTAAAGCCACCCTCAGAAACATCAGATGCAAAGGAAGGTCTGACTCTAAATCCTGCTTCTGCTTTTGTTTCTTCATATATTATTCCTGTGCCACCACACGAGCCACAAGGACTTAGATTTTTATATGGCTCTCCATTTACTTTTATCTTTTGTATTTTACCTGCACCACTACAAGTAACACATTGATGAGACCTAGTTTTATATAAAGGCTCAGTCATTTGAGATATCATCCTAGCAAACTGAGACCTATTTAAATTAGGTTTTCTTTTTTGTTTCCTAGTTAATGGGTCAATCCCTATATTAAAAGCATCTGCCCACTTCCTTTTGTCTACCACACGAAGACCATATATTAACCATGATAATTGTTCTGGACTCGATGGATTAATTCTTGTATCACCCATTCTTTCCCATATCATTGTATCAATTTGCTCTCTCAGTTCATCATACTCCTGTTTAAATTGCATTTCAACTTGATGTAAATCATTTAGGTTTATCTCTATACCATTCATTTCCATTTTAGTTAACACCATTAGAAATTCATTCATCATCTTAACTGTCGATACAAGATTCATTCCTGTTGCCTTTTTAAAGTCATCGACCTGTGAATAATAAAGTTCTCTAGTAACAGTTATATCTTGTCTACCATACTCCTCTACAGTTTTAACAGGAATCATTTCAAATGAAATACCCTGCTTCATATAATCTTCTGTTGCATCTGATTTTCTACTTAAACCTCTTCTAACACAACATTCTTTTAATGATAAGGCTTTTCTCACACCTCTTTGCAAAACATATTCTGCAATCATAGTGTCATATACTTTTCCTGTATATGTAAATCCTACTTCATACATCCATGACAAATCAAATTTTAAATTATGACCAATCAATAATGTGGTCTTATCTAAAATATCTTGTACTCTTCTATAGGCCCCTGTATCACTTCTCTCATCATGGTGAAAGAATAAATACTCATCGTTAATACCTACACTTACTAATTTATTCCTAGAGTCAAAAGGAGAAGGGTCTGACTTGCCATTTGCTCCTGTTACAAAACTAGTTTCTACATCTACTACTGTTATCATCCTACATACCTCGATAAAAGTGGGTTAATTTCGCAATCTATTCTTCCATGCCATCCTGTTATCTTATTCTTAGATACACATAGAGTTCTTAAAACTGCCTCGGAGTCCACTACATTTTGTTGGCCTATACCGATTATTAAATCAGCCTCTGCCGCCTTTCCTGTTCTGGAGTTCTCCATCATATCAAATGTTAATTCAGCCCTACCCTGTGCCTCTGCTGAAGCTTGAGATATTGCTATAATACAACAGTCATGCCTTTTTGCTACTTCTCTTGCACCTGTATAAATTGCACGAAGTTTTTCATCTGTCCTCGCAAAGTTACCACGAACACCAATCTTATCTAACTGGTCAACAATAACAATATCTGGTTTATGAACATCACAATAGGCATCAATTTGGTCTAAATCCCAATTAACTGTATCTATTATCTTTACATTTGATTTTATTTCATTCCACTTTTCTGTTGCTAAAGGAACATCCTTTGATATTTCCTCTTTAGTCATGCCTGTCCAACAACTAATTAGTCTCATTTGAGTCCTAATTGCAGGTTCTTCATTGACTAGGGCATGAACCTTTGCTCCTTGAGAGGCAAATCCATTCCGATTTGCGACTAAACTAACCCAAAAGGCAGTCTTTCCTGTCTCTGGTCTAGCAAAAACAATCACAAGATTACCCTTACCTACACCTTTAACTAATCTTCTCAAGTCTGGTATGTCTCCAAATGTATATTGAGTATCCTCATCAAGTTCCTTAATAAGTTCTGCAATATCATCTGTAACACTTCCTTCTATATCATCCACTTCATTTTCAATTTCATCAACATAATTTTTTATAGTGAGAAAACTCGCATCTCCACCATTATAAATATTAGTTGCCTCAAGAGCAATTCTATGTGCAACACTTTTTTTGTACATAGAATCTAGAATATCATTTGCCACATCTTTGTTAGGCAACTTTTCATTCTTTATATCATCAATTAAATTGACAAAGTTTATTTTAGATGCTCTGGTTAATGCAGGGTTATACACCTCTGTATGTAATGCAGACACCTCATTTATATCCAAATCATTATCTGGGTATTTTTCATGGGCTTTTTTTATCGTATCATAAAAGCTACCCACTCCATTAGTAAAAACTGTTTTGCCAATTTTAGACTTGTTCTTACTATAGAAGTCTTTCTTCAAGAGAAGATTTATTAATTGNTTTTCCATATTTNTCCTTTAAAAAGTTCATTTCATTTTGTATTCAATCTATTCTATGCCAATAGCCTCCTTTTCAAATAATTTTTTAATAGGTAATATAACACATTTAGATGCATTTCTATCTCCTACCATTCGTGTATATTTTTCTTTGTATTTGTTAACAATCTCTTTTAGTTTGCTAACTTCAAATACTAGCATACAATGGTTATCATCTCCTTTTGCTAATATTTGAATCCAGTAGTCTGATTGAGTAGCATTAATACCACTAGGTTTATTATTACATTCATACTCTAATGCTATGTTACCTGTTTTATACCACCAATCTCTTTCAGTCTTTACTTCTATCTTCTTATCTTTGAACATGGCTGATATATGGTCTTCTCGTATTTGACCATATTTCAAATCAATATCAAATTTTTTATTTGCTTTTTTCATTACTAATATTCCTCCAAGAACCCATCATATTTTCGGCTTCATCTGTTCTAATAAGTTTTCCTTCATCTTCTATTAATCCTCCTTTATTTTTATGAATTAAATCAGCATCATCTTTTGCTTTAACATGATATACTGCTGTTTTTACAATTTGTATTTCTACTTCATACGTTCTCATTATCATTCTTTTCCTTTTTTTACGTTTAGGTTTATCTTCATACCACTCTGCTTTGTCTTTATGCCCATACCATTCTACATTCCCTGCTCCTTGTTGTACTATACACCCAAGTGGTGCATCATCACACACAGGATAAGAAGGGCAACACATGTGTCTATCTACCATATTAAAATTCATCTCCATATCTCTTCATTAAAATAAATCGAACTCTTTCCCATTTATTACGCAAGAAGTATTCCCTCTTGGAACGAGGGTCTCTCAATGCTTTCTTGTCTAAACTTTTCTTTAAGTGCCTCAATCTTGTCTTTAGTTTTTTTAAACCACTTCGGCTCATTTCTACCTCTCTCCCATTTAGCAAATCTAACTTTATCTCCTGCGTAATACTGGCGATATGCAGTTACATAATTTTTATGTTTGTATTCATCCGGCATACATTGAGGTGGTGTTGTCATATCACCGTCTGGTATTTCAGTTTGCATATCGTTATCCACTATAAAATCTAGTATGCGAGTTGATTTATGCCTTTTTCCAAATCGTTTATAATATTCTTTACTAATTTTATCAGCATTTTCAAATGCCCACATAAAATTACCTCTATTAAGCCCTACCCATTTTGTTGTTGGATGGTTAGGATGTGCGGATTTGTATAAGTAATCATCTT